TTGGAGAAGGCAATGATGGGAGCGCCGTTCGCGCCGTTGTCCACATAAATCTGACCGCCCTCGCTGAGAGTCGCGTCAGGAACAGTAGCCACTGTAAACGTGCTAGAAACCTTTACGGGGCCGGAAAAGCTGGTATTCGCCATTGTATTATCCTTGCAGGATTATAGCCAGTCAGTCTCTGCAAGCGTCTGCCGGGACAGTCTGAAAGGCCGGGTTGCCCGGTGCCCAAGTGTTGGGAGTACTTGAATTTTAACACAAATAAAAAGGCCCCCGAAGGGGCCTTATGCAGACTGGGTGTGGTCCCAAACGCGGGGTCGGCGGTTGTTATCTTGGGCTGAGATTGCCCGTAGATTCCACGGCACATGGAGGCCTGAAACGATTTTTCCGTTCAGTGGAACTATATGGTCAACCTCATAGCGAATCCCAGTTTCAAGGGTAAGTCGTTCGGCTTCATCATATACGGCCCGAATGGCTGCAAGGTGGTCCTCAGTCAACCAAGGTGGCGTTGCATTACGTTCCTTGGCTCGGCGCTTTGCCTTGTAACCGCGAACGAGAGCGCGGTTTTTGTTGGCCCAATCTCTATCAGCCTTTTTCTTGCGCTCCCTATTATTCGCGGACCATTCACGAGTTCTTTGTCGAACCTTTATCTTGGTCTCTTCTTTGTCAAAATATGCACGAACCTTGTCTTTGTTTTTCTCGGCCCAGCGAGCAGCGCGATCAATGTACTTTTGCTTGTTGCGCTGGTACTCTTCTCGCTTCCACCTTTTACGATCTTCATCTGTTGCAGTGCCCGGAGATTTTCGCGTGACTTTTTCGGGATCACCGTGGCGCTTAAATCTCATGTAATGCTTAACGCAATATGAGCGCCTATACTGTGCGGATTCGCAATTTTTTACAGAACAGCAGTTTTCCATGATCGCAATATAAACAAAAACGGCCCGGATCGCAAGACCCGAGCCGCATTTTTCATGGAAGCAGGGCTTATGCGCCCGGGCTTCCCCATATGCCCAGAGGGTCACTCACCCCGTACGAGTACCTCTCGCGAGCCTTGTAGCGCACGTTCCCCGTGTCGAAGTCGCCATCCATGCTCGTAGACATCGGTGTACGAACGAAGTGCTTCATGCCGTTCGGAACGTCCGTGATCAGGTAATACGAATCGGTGTCTGTCAGGTAGTGGTTGACAGAGTAGCCTTCCGGGATCGTACCATTGGTCTTGATCGCGTTGATGTCGTTATCGGCAGTCGCGGTGCGGAGTTCAGTCTCCAGCAGGCGCGTAGCCACGAACATCAGGTTCGGCGGAACGATCAGCTTACGCGGGCGAGCCGCGATGAGCAGACCGCGCTCGTCCTTCCAACCAGCAATCTGAATGACAGCGGCCTCAAGCGAGGTCTCATTCAGATCGGCGGGGGTAGACTGCGTGTTGTTGTTTGTGGCACCAGACACCAGAGGGTGAGCGGTGTTGAACAGGGTAACGCCGTCACCCGACACAAACGAACCACCAGAGAAGCCGTTGTTCAGCGGGAAAGCCGCCTTAACCTGCTTCGTGTAGGCCATCGAACGGGCGAGAGCCTTGGTGTAACGCGAGGAGAGCGAATCGTACAGGTTATCTTCCATCGCCTCTTCGGTGATGGAGAAGCCCATAGCGATGGTCTCGTGGTTGTAGCGGGCGGTCCAGACTTCCTGCGCGTTGTCATAGGAAATGGCAGAGCCTTCGGCCTTAACCGGGGCAGTGCCGAAGCCCGAAAGCTTCAGTTCCTCTTCAAACGAACGCTCGGAGGTTTCCGTCTCGTAGATCGCCTCATCTTCGTTTTCGTACTTCTTGTACTCAAGACCGAACAGGGCGTTTAGACCCGGGAGCAGTTCCTTGAGAAGTTGTGCGCGTGAAATAGCCATTTTCTATATTCTCCTATTACACGCCAGTCGGATTCATATACGAATGGCCACGGGCCACCGTAACGCTCGCGTTCTGCGCGTTGGTATCGCTCGCTGTGTAAACAGCGGCGGGCATGTTCCACTTAACCAGAAGATCGGTGAAAGCATCACCAACCGCAGACTCCGGACCATCAACGAAGCCGACGATACGCAGCGGCAGGGTAGCCGTTGTGTTGATCGAGGCCGCGTCAGCGGAGGTTTCCGAGTTGCCAGTGGCAGTGTCGCCAGAGAACGTGCTGAAGCCAATGTTGGCACCAAGCGCTGTCTGAGCAACGGTATCATCGGCCTGAACCTGCATCACGACATCCGGGTCATCGACCACATACGCGAAAGCGTCAGTGGCGACTGTGCCCGAGGGCCAGTACTGCTGGAAAAGCTTGTACTTCAGGTTCGGATCTGTGAACGTGCAACCGACGAAGACGCCGACAACGCCAGTCGCGGCAACGGTAGTCGTGCCAGTCTCAGCGATAACGACACCCGAGGCGTTGATGGACACAGGCTGGCCGTAGAAGATGTTAGAAGCATACGCATTGTTGATCTTGATCAGACGAGTCGAACCAGCATAGGGCTGACCGCCGATAAGATTAACAGGGCGCAGGCCATAGGGGGCTGCTGTAGAAGCCATGTTTTTTTACCTTGTTTAAAGCCGGGTTAACCCCGGCCCTTGCCAAATGTTACCCGCGTTGTGATCTCCGGCTTGGAGAGCGGCATACGCGGATCGTTTTCACGCATGAAGTTGTTTTCCACGGAGACCATCTGGTTCTGGGCGGTCTGACGGTAGTAGGCGTCACGCTCAGTCATTGTTTCTTCCGGGGCCTTACAGAGAAGGAGGCCACCAACTTCAATGTTGTCCTTGAAATCCGAATTACGGTCACGCAACACGGTAATCTCAGGATGTTCCTCTGCCTTTACAGGTTCCCATCCCTGACGGAACTTGGATGACACATTCGTGTTATCAGAGCTATTCAGAGTAGAGGTGCGGACCCAGCGATAACGCCAGCCATCCTTCTTTTCTGGTTCGGGGAGAACCGTGGGCGGAGCCCAAGACTTCTTGCGCGAAGTAGCTTCGCGATTATCGCTTTCGCGAGGGGTGCGCTTATCCATTCATGGACCTCAATTTCTCAGCAGCGTACTGCTCGATTGTTAATCCGAGGCGCTTAGCGATGGCGACTTCGGATGCCGATAGCTGGATTTTGCGTGGTGGGGTCGAATTTCTTTTTACTGGAGCGACCACTACGCTCTTGTTCTGCTGAGTCGGCTTGCTATCGACTTCTTCCTCATCAGCAGCAATATGCGGGTAACGCTTACGCACTTCCCTGTCGAGCGCATTCCAGTAATCTTCGGTACTGGGGTCAATACGCTCAAAAACTACAAGTCGGTCATGGATGTGCCGCGCGTAATCGGTCATCTCGCGGTCACGACCAAACCAAGTATTTTTCTTCGCCCATGCTACCGTCCGGGCATCCGGCTGCGGCGGCGGGGTCTGAGGCTGATACTGAGGCGGAGGCTCTGGTTCGAATTCCTCAACCTCAACAGGGCGGAAGCCCCTTACCTTGTCTGCCTCAATCGAGAGGCGCGCAAGATCCTTATGTGCATCAACCTGCTTATCGATGTCCCCGAGTTCCATAGCCTCCCTGAGACGCCGCTTGGCAACCTCAAGTTCACTCTCGACTCGGGTCTGCATCTGATCAGCGATAATCGACTGACCGGAATGCAGGGCCTTCTTCAGGTTAGCGTTTTCAGCAATGACGCGCTTTGCATAATCCGCAAGGGCGGACTGCTGGCGTTCAAGCTCCTCTTTCGCACGGCGTTCTTCGTGGTACTCGTACTTGAGCTTGCTTATACGCTTCTTGACCTTATCGCTGTACTGAGAAACCTCATCTTCCTCTGGAAGATCGGGCTCACCAGAACGGCGGGGCCTATTCTTATCTTCAGGCGGAGTATCGTCTACGATCTCTACCTGAAGATCGGTTTCCGCGCCCGCAATCTTGTCGGGCTCCGGACCTACCGCTTCATTATCTATGTCGCTCATGCCCGCTCAATCCCTTCCGGATCGTTAAGGGTCGCCTCGACGCTATCGTCGTTGATCAGGCGGAACTCCTTACCCCCTACCTTGAATCGTGTGCCGGAATAAGCACGGAACATGATCCAATTTCCCGGCTCACAATAAGGGCCTTCGGGGAAACGGTCGGGGTCTGAATAACAATCAGGCCCCATACTGAGGACTTGGCCGACAATACTGGCCGTCTCCTCCTTGGTCTTCAGGACATCCGGTCGGATGATCCCGCCCTTGGTCTTTTCCTCGACCTCCGGTACTACGATAAGGATCCTGTAGCCTGTGGGGCGAGGAAGCTTATCAAGGATTTCTTTCGAAATCTTGCTTTCCGAGTACATGCGTATTCCTACGTTATTGCGCCTTTTGGCGATGGCCACCTTTATGGTGTAAGCCCATAATATATCAAAGAATACTCAAAACCAAAATCAGTCTTCGTTTTTGTTTTTCTTTTCAAGATCAAGTATTTCTCTCTCAGCCATAGCAAGACCGGCAATAACTCCAGTCATATACTTATACTGATGGAAGTCTTGAGCCCCGCCAAGGGCAAGATCATCTGCAAAATCGTTCATCATTTGGCGGATCTTCCCTTTTAATACAAAGAATTCGCTCAATTACCTGCCTCCGATTCGTGCATTTGGAGAGAGCGCCTGACCGACCACTTTAGCCGTTTCCAAGAGGATCTTGTCCTCTTTGTACTTGGCGTCTGTTTCGGCCTGCTTTTCCTTGACCTTGACCGCTTCGTCCTTGATACGAAGCTCTTCACGCTGCATGACTGTGAGCGGGTCATTTTCCTCCTGCTGTTGCTTCGCGGCCTTGGACTCTTCGTTGTGCTGCTGGAGGAGTCGGTCAGCAGCAACGGAGGCCAGTTTCGCGATATCGTTCTCGACATCCGGCGGAAGCTTCTCACCAATCTGGGGAAGGCTCACACCAAGCTTGAGTTCAAGCTGACGCCTATAAGAGTAGGCAAAATGCTCAGCAAGATGCTGTTGCATGGCCCCGACGAAGGCTTGGGCGTTCGGGCTCTGGGACACAAACTGCTGGTAAATCGGGTCCTGCATAAACGCGGTATGGACCTTGATATGGGCATCGTGGTCCTGTTCGAGGAACACCGTGATCGGTTTACCGGACATGACATTCATGTTTTCCGTCACGGGGTCTGTGGATACGGCCTGTTCCTGACTTTGGATGATCAAATCCACGTTCTGTACGTTTAAAGCATGGAGCATCTGCCTGTGCAAAAGTTCCATGTTGTACATGCCCGGAGGTGCATTCTGAGCAAGCTGCATCGCCGCCTGATACTGCATGACCTTCTGAGCCATTGTAGAGGCGTTCGGGTCCGACACAGGAATGATATCAACCGGGTCGCCAAAGTCTTGAACCCGGTTTACCGGGGTGTTCTGGTCATCTGAGGCGACATACTCGTACTCGGGACCCATATACTCCTTAACGACCTCGGCAATAAGTTTAAATTCTTTGCCAAGCGAGTCGTGAACGCGAGCCTGCACGGCAGACATCACCTTCATAGATCGCTCAAGGAGGGCTAGGGTAGTGCCGACAGGAGCTTCGGGGTTTGAATCCCCGACATCCATTTCCGCAATAGAACCAATACGCCTGCCTTCGTCAACAAGGTTCCCGAGAAGCTGGTAAAGGACG